ATGGCGTTTATCATGACATGCGCATCAAGACAAGATGCTCCTCGCACCAAGATATTTTCTTTATCAACATTAACAGTTGCTCTTGCAATGACCGGTTTTAGTACAACAAGCCTAGCAACCAAGGATGTAATCTACGTCACAACCCCTCCACTAAATAGCGAAAAATTTGCTGTTGCAGAACAATTTGAAGTGATTGACGCAACTGCACCTGAACAACAAACTGCGTCATCTGCCCTTGATTTATTAAAAGGACAAGCGGGTATTTTTGTGACTGGGGCGGGTAGTACCTATGGACAATCCGTACAAATGGTGGCATACAGCTTAATAAGCTAGCATATTCGTGTTATAGCGTGGAAATACAGACAATTACCGCAAGCTGATTTAGAACTGTTGGATAGTTCGAGTTCATTTGCGGTAATTTTTTGCCCCAAATCTGCCCCATTAAACAAATCCCCTCATCCTCACGTCACAATTTCGACACAGTTTGTCACAGTGATTTTTCCTACGTGCTATGCTCATTCCAAACCCATCACCTACTAACTAACAATGAACTAACAATGAGAAATAAAAAATCTCGGAACCATCATCAAACAAAAACGCATCGAAAAAATATCTCAACATCGGAAATCGTTAAAAACTTAACAATCCCAGAAGTTGAGTATATTTGAATCGAAAGTGGTAATGCGTCTATCTATGTAGATTTTGTGTAATAGTTTATCGCAAACAATTATTCAACTCTACTTACGCGTATTGTTGCCATTACATACACTGATTTATCTCTTTGACCATCTTTTTTAGCTTTGACTCGTATTTGCAAAATGTTACTCGCCCCTGAGAATGATGTAACTCTAACATCAGCGCTACCTGTATCGAATGTCGAACTCTCGACATTGCAATGACTTTTAAGCACAACATAGTCCTGTCCCTTCGTATAGCTCACCATCGCTTTTGTCGAACCGGTACTTGACAAGCCAGACCCATCAAGTGAAGTCATTACAAATGTTATATCAATTAAACTCCTGCCTTCATCTAAATATACATGTTTAGGATTAAGTGGAGAGATGTAATCATCATTAGCAAAAATATTAAACTCTTGCGTTAGCACAGGGTATTGCTTGACGGGTTGATAGGTGCCATTACCCAAACGCAAATACCCCCCCCTACCGTTGATATCTATACGTGGATAATTATCAACTTTGTTTTTGTAAAAGGCTCTCCCTGCAAATAAACGCGTACAATATTCTGCGTTAGCATTATACCCATCTCTATTTTGAACATCTGTAAAAGGATCCAGTATTTCAATTACTGCGCGGTCTAAATCAAATCCGTGACTGTAAACGATGGGTTTGTGAATTGTTCTAGATAACCCCCATCTCCCTCTCTCTACAATGTTGTACTTGGCACCACTAATCTCTTCGATAATTAGAGTGTTCCCAGATGACGCGCCATCAGGTTCAATATAATTATTTTGACAAGCTGCACCATCGAAAACAATTTTAGATCCTATAGGAGATTCAGTATGCGCTCTTAACATTTGATTATCAGAACAGTTTTTAAAATATGCAAGTGTGATTAAACCTGGTCTACCTGTGAATGTGTCTAGCTCAATTGCAGGGCACAGGAAAGTGTTACTATCAGTTTCTTCACAGTAGATATGCATCCCACCCAAGTCAGGGCTTCCACCAACAGCGTGTGGTTTTTTGTACATGTGCATCAATTTAATTAGATTCTGATTTGCAAATCCAGTACCCATTTCATCGCCAAGTTTTCCAGTTCTTGTAACTTTGCAACCAATTCTATTATTGTGACTTTTTACGAATACAATCTCATTCCAAGCGCAACCAGCATGGTCACCGTGAATGTGTACCCCAACTTGCCAACCTCCATTTTCCTCACCCAGCATTGGTATTGTAATATGACCATCAATAATGTTTGCAATCTCTATTCCCACACCATCTTTGTACACATTAGCCTCGAGTGATGGATTCAGAGGAACTATAGACGGTAATACAGCGATTCGACGATGTAATTGAACGCTTGTTTTCCCACCGTATCTAACACCATGGTCGGTTTTTATGGTGCCCATGCTACCATCTGTATCAACGTCCCACTCTAATTTTTCATTAGCAACATATTCACCATGAATGATCATTTTTTGATTATTTTCTTTACACCATTTTTCGCATGAAGCGATAGCATCTTGATATATATGATTATCAGTTATGTAATATGCAATATCATTTTTAGATATTAACTTGACGTCAATAATGTCACTACGCAAGCTTGCATCACCAACACTAACCCAAGCGCCTTTACCAATTCCACCAGTAGATTGCGGAGTTGAACCTGCTGGAACTTGCTTAGGTAAATCACCATCCCAACGATAGTAGTCGCCATCTCCATCTGGCAATTTCCACAATACCGTGCCATTTCGACTAACAACGCCAGCGCCTTCTTGGAATGCTCCAGCAGGAACATAACCAGCTGCTAATAATGCTTGCTCGGATTCAATTTTAAACTTGGTGACTAGCTCGTTAAAAATCCACTCCATGCCAGCCGCCGTTAAATGACAATTTCCAAAGCGGTCAATGTACTTACGCTCTAATGATGTAGCCCATATGTCCAATAATCCGGAGTTAAAGAAAAGGTCTTTGATGTCACTACTTGGAACTGGTTTCTGTGTTGGTTTGACTTCTCTCATGCTTATTTTTTCCAATAAAAAAGCCAGCTCTAATGGCTGGCTTGTTGGTTAATGATTGCTGTTATGCGTTATAGTTTGGTTTTGCGTCGAAATATTCGGTAGCGGTTATTGTGTAGCGCTCTCCACCAAGTGGGCGTTTATCTGTTATCACCCATTTGATGTTTTCGAGTTCAACTGATGTCGCTATCACATATCTAGAAGGTGATTGCTTCTGATATCCATCGTAAAAATTGAGTTCAATATCCTCTGGCACACTTGCGATAAAGCCAAACTCAGTATCTTGCCTTGGCTCTGCTTTAAACTTCTGCGTTGTGTACCCCATAGAATCAGTGAGATGCACCCACATTTCCTCATCAAATTTGATTTTCTCTCTAGTTGTGAATACCTCCCCGTTTCGATCAGTGATGTAACCAGCTTGCTGATTTGAGTCGTAAGTATCCGCTATCAGCACCATGTCTGATGGGTACACATTTCCACCGTCTGCAAGAGTTGTCAGACTGATACTTGTTCGTTGGTGAATAAGTCTATTAGCCTCTAGCAGCGCTCTATCCATTGCTTGGTAGCGATTTCTGCAACCCTGTAAAACAATCTTATTCGGCGTGCGCGACAACCCTTCAGTAATGCCGTTTTCATCAACTCGAAAGCGGATATAGTCTTTCTTGTTGCGAACCGGCTCGACATATTCAAGCTCAATTCCGTCATAACCAGATGGCATCGACATGTCATACGATATCTTCATATCGTTACCTGTGATATTTGAACGATTGAATGTGGTCATTGGGAATTCACTGGACTGTTCGCGCGAGAATGTAAGGACCGCATTATCGAAATAAGCAGTTACTCTCGCTGCATTACAGATAGTTTCAATGCGCTGACCGAGTGATATATCCTCATCATCAAAGGTGAAATCAAAATACCCTAATCGCTCATCTGGTAAGCTATCGAAAATCCGATACAGCCCGTCAATATCTATGTTTTTCTCACTTTCTCCAGCAGTAATCAGCCAAGTATGCAGAACTGCATCAGCAAAACTACGCGATGGTCTAAGTGTATAATCAACTTGCTTTGATACTCGGTCATATGAAATAACCATACGAGTGGCTAGCAGGTTATACTTTCGCTCTCTTGCTCCAGTAGGAGCTTCCGTTGCCCTGATAGAAACTGTCGCTATCGTGTCATTATCAAAAACAACATTCTCACGCACTCTGACAATGTGAGCGTTTTCGATTTTCATCACACTCTGGTCATTGCTGTTATTCAGTCTGGTTAATTGGACTGAATACCGACCTCTTCCGGCAGCTAAGTTTAATTTATCTGTTCGGTAATATGTCCTAGCGCCATTAGTTTCCCTCAGATATACCGTTATACTCTGCCTTGTTCCAGATATTTCCTCATTGTTTTCATCTATCTTCCACCATTCAATTCTTGCGTTGCAGTTTTCACCACCTCCAAGGTTTGCTTGCGTATGAACCCACAACTGATCACCATCAACTGGAGAAAAGAACGGTCCAACTGTGAGGAATTGATTGTCATAAAGAATAAATTTAGTTGTATTCACTACTGCATTAGGAGGAAGCTGTGCCAGCTCGGTTCCCGTGAGATTGGAGAAAAAAAACTCGTAATACTCAGTTGGGTTGATTAGTGATCCATCATCACTTATTTTTGCATCAACTAATTGCGCATCTATCCTCACATCTTTGCTAACAGAACCCTGTGGAGTATCAAAGCTAACATTCACAGTCATTGAAATAGAGCGCGGTTTTGTGAGCTCGTAGAAGTATTCAAACTCATCCTGCTTAACGATTTTAATCGCCGCCTCACCACCTTTTATTTCACCGGAAACCACCTCGTTGGCAGTTGCCGTTTGCCTTGGAATATCTTTACTTTCATTTGGACCAGGCAACTCTTGCCCGTCGATATCAGGAAACTCGAAACCCTCATTAATCAGCGGGATAACTTCTTTTGGCTTGTATATCTTGTAGCTAGCACCTGCCATCGCCGTGAAATCAGATTCGGCAAATCGGATACTTTCCGTTTTATATTCGCCAATGCCGATGTTTAGCCACTCGGTTACAGTCTTAAGGTTGTTGTTGTACTCAAACATTGACTGCTGAATGAGGTCAGGAAACGCCCTTACTTGACCGTGAATTTCTGGTCTTGCTTGATACGCTCGAGCAACGTTCGTTTGCCCTGTGAGTCGGTTATTCGGACTGTCTTTAACATTCGATTCAGCCGCAGAAAATGACGGTGTTTTTGGTGCAAGAAACGAGAATACTTTCGTAACAAGGTTAAACACTGGATTCAGGATATCGCCGATAACGCCCTTTGGCTGATCGAACACTTGAATAAAGTGAGTCGGTGTTATCTCGAAATCTAACTCATCATCTTCTTGCAGTTCACGCCCGTTAACGAGAATGACAACGTCACTATGCACCTGCTGATGCACTAGAAAATCGCTATAAAAAAAAGAGCCGACTTTTAAATCGACTCTTTCTTTAGGCGTTCCCGCTATTCGTTGAATTTCAACTATCGGCATATTTCATAAACTCCAATTTCGTGAATTTCTTCTCAAGCACAATGAGCCTATCCATTCTTACAGCGCCATTCTCGCCGCGACTATGGAATGCATTACCATCGATGATTAAGCCTATGTGAGCTGGCTGAGATCCGCGATATCCAATAAATATCCCATCATCCACTGGGTGCTCTGTGCGCTGCCAAAATTCGACTTCATTCTCATAGCAGGTTACAAAATCATGGTCCGATTCGTAGCCAGCGTCATGATGAATTTCCGTACCTAGTACGTACCTAAAATACAACACGACAAGGCCCCAGCAATCGCACTCATTTAAAGTACACGCACGATTCTTCCACGGCTTGCCAATCATCCGATTAATAAACTCTAATTTCGTCATTAAACAGTCTCCAAGCCTGTGAATTCTTCCATTGTGTAAATGCGCCCAACGTTCTTATTCAGCGGGTTATTCATCGATAGCGTGACAGTGACCGACTCGGCATCAAGTGAGCAGTCTTTCACATACAGCGACCATTCGCTTATCGGGTTATCTTTGTCGGCTGAATCAAACAATCTAAACGTTGCGATAATTGGCTTCATTCGAGTGTTTGACCGCCATAACTTGAGCTGCTGCTTAAAGTCCTGCGCTACTCGGCTAAACTTAACAGAAGCATCGATAATCGGCGTTTTGCTTTGCTGGCTTTCAGCGAGTTCAAAGTTACACGGATGATACTCAACACCGCCCAATACCTTAGGCTCTATCTGTAAGCTGACTAAATGAATGTTTCCGAATGATGGGTGATAGAATTGAATGGTCTCGTAGAATGTGCGCATCGGTCGTTGCGCTCGGTACTCTCTTAACTTCATTCTCCCCCCTTGCATCTAGGCAATCGCTCAGTGACGACAATATCGAGCAAGCCCCAATCCCTTGGCGGTATCTCTACAATCCAGTCACCAAACTCGTCATCTTCATTAAATAGCTTGCGGCAGATAACCGATCCAGTCCAAGTTACTACGCTGCCATTAATCGACGTTTGCACCGGATAGCTAACAAAGTGAAGCTCCTGTGGTTGCAGTCCAGAACCACCAAGATTAATTGGCATCCTGAACCACTTAGTGCAGTTGTCCAAATAATTAGGGCTCCTCAACCATTGCTGAAAAGCCCTTTCTTCACCTAGCTGGAATATCCACTTAACATTCCAAACCGTTTTAATGTCATCCGTTAGCTTCTGGAATATCGGCGCTCCAACTTGAGGCTGATCCGTTCGAAACCCAGTATCAAACGTCATGTTCTTATCCGCTTTTTGTGGTAACGGAAACCATTCAGGGTAGTCGATTATTTCCATGGATAGCCTTTACAGTCTGGTAGTTGCTGTGGTGTTTTGAGTGATTGAACGGTGCATGGGTCCCTTTTCTTGCATATCGGTTAAGAATGCCTGAACTGTCAACGTATCACCGTTTTGTGATGCCTGCGCCTCAAATTGATGCTTATCTGAGGAGTAGTCGTTGAACTCAATGTTCAAGGTGATTCCATTACCACTGCCCTTCATGTCCTTATTCGATATAACCCGCCCATTATCGCCCGGTATCATGTATTGCTTTCCGGTGCTGGCTTTGAAGATTTCAGGTTTACCATGCTCGCCGACTTGATACATTTGACCAGCGCCAACAGATCCACCATTATATCTAGCGCCTGCAACAGCTAAGCCTTTTGCCATACCAACAGTTCCAGCGATAGCTGTGTTAGCCGCGGCAGCATTTGCTCCTAATGTTGCTAGTGATGATAAGGCGGCGGCAGGAGCCCAAGCTGTAGCAACCAATGCAGCTTGACCAGCTGAAGCAGCTGCGGCGGCACTTCCCATAGTTTGACCAATGATGAAGTTTTTCAGCATTTCAACTCCAACCTGAACAAGCGAATTAACGACACTGTTTAGCATGGTGTTACCAAGTGAGCGTGCTGCATCTGCTGCTGACATCGTACCTGTTACTAAGCCAGTAATTACATTCGATGCATTGCCACCAAAGGAATCTACGGCTGATGTAAGCATGTTGTAGCCTAAACTAGCATTGCTTAGCTCTTGCCACTGTGCATCCATCCTCTTCTGGCGATACTGCTCCTCTATTTGAGAGCGTAATGCCTCAGCCTCAGCAATGCTTTGCGGGTAAAGTTGCTTGTATTGGTTGATTTGCTCCATCTGCTTGGCAAATTGATTATCAATTGCTGTCACTGGTGAGACGCTTTCTTGAAGAGAGGTGAAGTTTGCTTGACTATTCTTTCTATCTTCCTCGGCTTTAGTTGCTGCCTTGGTTGCCGCCTGTACTTCCCAAATGGATTTAGCTCGTTCCTCTGCTAATGCTATTTGTTCTGGCAAAGCCTTAGATCCAAGAGCCTGTACAGCATCATACTGCGCCAACTCAAGAGAGCCTTCTGCGTAACCTTTGTTTAGCCTGGTTAGTTCGGCTTGTAGTCGTTTAAGTGCTTCTCCTGCCTCATCGGTAGTTTTAGTTGATACTTTTGCTGCCTTTGTGCTTTCTCTCTCTGCTTCTGTTAGGTCATAGTTTGCAGTTGCTAACGCAATGATCTCTTTTGCTTGTCCAGTATTCTGAGTTAGCTTAGAAGCCTCTATCTCTGCTTTCCTAATCGCTCTCTGTCGCTTATCTTTTATTCCCAATAATTCATTTTGTTCTTTTAAAGTTAAAATGGCTTTTTTCCCATCATCAGTTTCGGGATTATCACGCATTTCGTTATTTAATCTAGCTTTCTCATCAGCAGCAGCCTTAATTCTCTGTTGCAATGCACCAATAGCCGCTCCCATTTTTCCAGCCGCACCAGATGCATTATTCATAGCATCGTATAGGTCTTTATTTTTCTCCGTTAACTCCCCAGTTACACTACTGACGAATTCTATAGTTTTTGCTAGCTTGGATTTTTTCTCTTCAAGTTCCGCTGTTTTTATTTTTAGAGTGTCGCTAATTTCAGATAGGTTTTTACCCTTATCCAAAAACAACTCTGCACTTTCAGAAGCTAACTTGTATGATGTTTTTAATAGCTCAATTTCGTTCTCTAGCTCAGAAATAGAATCTTTTTGAGCATCTATTGAGCGACTAGCCTCACCAATTTTACCTTCAAGCGCAACCGCAGAAAGGTCTTTTAATTTTCCTTTAAGCTCATCAACTGAATCTGCAAATGCCAAAGCCTCTTGCTTTGCTTCCTGACTCTTTTGGTAGAAATAAAAAATAGCCCCAGCTGCTAATGTTGCCGCCCCCATAGGACCACCGATTAAAGCCAATCCACCTCTAAGAGCATTTGCGCTGGCTGCATACACTCTGTTTGCGATTGATGCTTGATTTGTTGCAGCTGCCAATTGTGTTTTTGCGGTCGCCATTTGCGAATCGATAGCGGAAATTCTTATTGCATTAGCTTGGTATTCTTTTTGATAGCTAATATTTATTCCCATCTGCCTGTTGATTACAGACTGAGATGCCATCCATTGGTTTTGAGCAACAATCTTAGCCCTCTCAGCTGTTAGATTATTAATGATTGCCTGAGTCTCCTCACGCACAGCTAGCGCAGCAGTTCTAGTTGATAATACTTGCTTGGCAGATGCAGCGGCATCAGCGATCTTAGCCTTTATCGATGCTGACAGTGCGCCAACATATCTTGCGCCGATAATTGATGTGGCGATAACGGCAGCCGCCGCAACTTTATCAAAGTTTTCGGATAATACGGCGAAACCAGCGGATATGCTTCTTGTTATTCCCAAACCTTGGTTTAGCTCACCAAAATAAGCTTTAGCGGAGTTTGTTAATTTGGTGAATCCATCAGCAACGGTGTTATCCATGCTATCAGCCATTGCGTTATTAGCTTCTTTCGCCCTAATAACTGCATCAGCAAATAATTGGAAAGAAATTTTCCCATCGGCTGCAAGTTTCTTCACATCTTGCTCTGTAACCTTTACGCCGCCGCGCATGATAGATAACTGTTTGGCAATATCTCCAATCAATGTCGGAGTGGCGTTCATTATTGAGTTCCAGTTTTCACCTGCAACTCTGCCAGAAACCATTGCCTTATTAAGTGCATTGATCATCGATTGGGTTTCATTGGCACTGGCTGCGTTAGCTGTTAAAGAAGATGAAAGCGACTCAATATAATCAACTGTTTGCTCTGTGCTGTAGCCTAGCTCCTGCATTGACGTAGCTGCACCAACATACAATAGCTGCGTATCTTCAATAGCCTTACCATTGCGGTTACTTATTTCAAGGAACCGTTCTTGAATGGAAGCATATTTTTCAATATCACCCTCGACTGATTTGAGAGCCATTTTAATTCGCGCTGCAACCTGACCCCACTGGTCTACCATATTAACAACAGCGCCTACGCTGATAGCAGATGAGACAGCTAGGGCAGCCTTTGAAAATGACAACATAGATTTCTCGGCGCTATCAATAGACTTGGATGCTTTATTAAAGTTGCTTTCCATTCTATCTAAGCTTGAACCAACCTGACGCTCGCCTGATAGCATTGGCTTAACATCCATAGCTACATCATAGTGAATACCGCCCATGCTTTGACTTTCTGCCATAACTGACCTCTTTAAAAAAAAGAAAGCCCACACAAATGTGTGAGCCTTTAGCTAAAATAAAAAACCCCGCCAGATGGCAGGGTTGTAATGTGTTACATTTTCATATCAAAAACCTTCTGACTCCATTTTTATCTGGCTCAGACAGCAAATACTGCGCTTGAAGCTGCTTGCCTAACATCTCAGCTCTATCTTGATCAATGTTAAATTCAGCCATTAATAAAGAGTTGGTTATTTCCTTTGTTTTTGACGACAGACATATAACATCCTCAAAGAGCGGATCAAGCATAGAGTCTTCTACCGGATGCTTGTTATTATTTGGTTGTTCTATTGCATCGCCATTTATAACGTCATCATTAATTTTTACTTTAGAAACCAAGGATATGTAATCCTTTGAAGGTAATGTAGCCATTATTTTTCGATTATTGGATAATTCAGCTACAAAAGTAACTTCCTTTTTATTTCCACCAAGTATTAATCCAGCTACAGCACCAAGTGGGCCCATTAACACAGCGCCCGCCACTCCCCATCCCAATGCTCCACCAACCTTCTTGACACTATCTTCATTTGCGACCTCTATTGATACTATATCGTTAGCATCGACCCGATCGCCAGTTAACTGAAAAAGCTTAGTTTTTATATATAAGTAACCACCTAAAACGCTTACCTCATCAAACTTAAAGTTAGCAGCGTGAACCTTTAACTTAGCCATTACCTTTCACCATCCCATCAATTAGTTTCAGTAATGTTAGCTTAGCGGGAGTGCAAATTGAAGCAAACAAAAAACCTGCCGAAGCAGGCTTTATAATCGATATTTTGGATCTATTGAATTTATGATTATAAATCAATGCATTAAGATATTTTCATCTAATACTTAATATTTACAACCAATTGTTTTATATTGATATTTTATTCAATGGCAAACACGAATGGATCAGGCAATAAAAAAACCTGCCGAAGCAGGTTGTTATTATTTGGATTGAGAATCTATTTGTTTTTTCTGCTCTAAAAGCGAGTGGGTAATGACCATTATTTTTTTTGCTTTGATGATTGCATCCTGAGCATCAACTTTATCTATCTTTTTTTCTATCCTATAGTCAGCATTAACCCTCAGCTTATGCAGCATTCTTAATTGAACACCAATAAGCTCAAGCTTTTCTTTTTCGTATGGAAGATCATTTGCAGCATCATTTTCAAAGTAATAGGACAGCTTAGCATGCGTTCCACCTTTTACATTTTTGGATTCTTTTCCGTTATACCTTGGCAATTTGCCATCATTTAAACAGGATACTGCTGAGTGGTATGCTGCATAATAGCCACGACTAATGGCGTTCCTATACCCAATCTCACCGTTTTCATTTGCTATGCAACTTTCGGCTATATTCAAAAAATCATTTGAGCTAACAGACATCACTCACCTCGCTCAAACATGGCTAAAGCTGGCGAGCCTGCAAGTCCATTTCTTACTATAGATATAGCTAATGACTCGTTTAAATCTGATATTTCCTCAGCAGTGGCCTCGCCAATACGACAAATAAAACATGGGTCTTCGTCCATAAACTGATCAATATAGGTAGACTTATATTTTATGTTGTTTTGCTCAGCAACCTCCATTGCACATTCAACAACTCGGCTCATGGCTATTGCTAATTCATTATCATCTTCAATCATGATTAACATCCTCATGGCGTCATTGTAGTCTATCCCAGTTATTTTAATTTTAAGTTTCTCTATAAGCGTCATTGACAATACAACAAGTTCCGCATTAGGCCATTGTAGCGCATTAGTTAACGCAGCCTTTATTGATAGAGGTGATTCGTACTTTATAGCTCTTTGCAATATTTCTCTTTGCTTTTTGTATTTACATCTTCTTCCTATCGCAAGAGCGTAGTTCAGCCAAATTGCTGGAGTATAAGGATCTTCGTTAATCGCTTCTTCATTAAGCCTAATTCCTTCATCTATTTTGCCCCAAATAATATAAAGAAGACCTTGTATGCTTAATGATTCTGCTTTTAATGGTATTTGCCTTGCTTCTCTCAATAGTTGATACAACTCAGTTTCTGGGATTAGCAAGTCACCAGCATTTATAGAAGCTAGTATTTTCTTGTATATTTCGCCAGTTTTTAGTTGCGGCTGTATGCCCATTGTTCGAATCCAAAAAATAAAAAATATTATTTGAATAGTATCAACTAATTTAAGTTAGGCGTTACTGATCTTATTTACAGCTCAAGCCCTCACCACAGGCAACCCATCGAAATTTGTCGTGTAAGCAGGCAGCAACACTCACACAGCTTTGTGAATAATGTAGGTTACGACTCCAAATATCTGAAGGTCTTGCATATTACCTATCAAAATCGGTGAATATTCAGGGTTCATCGGCATTAGCATAGGTGGATGAGACTTTAGTCTCTTTACTGTGAATTCGCCATCAACGCTAGCTATCACAATATCCCCATCCTTTGCCGCCAGTGCACTATCGACAATAACAACGTCACCATCGTTAATGTTTGCATCAATCATCGAGTTACCTTCCACGCGCAGCATATACGTACTATCAGGATGCTTAATCAGCGTACTGTTGAGGTTTATTCTCTCTTCCATATAGTCAGCAGCAGGTGATGGAAATCCCGCAGGCACACGGTCTAGGAAAAGTGGAATATTGACAATCGACTCGGAATCGATAAGTTTTAGTTTCATGAACCACCAAATTATAACTGTATTTATATACAGTATATTCCGAGCATTTAAGTTGTAAAGATCATTTTCACCACCAAAACACTGTATACATATACAATGATACCTACTTGGTACGCATTGATACCTAAAAAACACCTATCTAGAATGAGAGTTTTTGAGGATAGGTGGCATGGAAAGAAAATATAAGCATCCGCAGGTTAACCTCAGATTACCGACTGATTTAAAAGATAGAATTCAAGAATTAGCTGAATTTAATAATCGGTCAGCCAATCAGGAAATGGTCGCAGCTATCGAATATTGGATACTACGTAATTCTCATGTTGAAGTTTTAACGATTTCTGATGCGGCTGAGCGTATATTCCAGCTTGAACGAGAGATGGAAGTTGTTAAGGAAAAATTAGGGATTAAGAAGTAGCAACAAAGCTACTTCCGACTCACCAGTCTACGCTTGCCAGTCGCCAGCTCTTCATTGCGCTGGTCATCGGCTTTCATGATCTCGTCGTATTCTTCACGAGTGAAGCCTTTCTCGTCTGGATACTTGGCTTTTAACATCATGACGAACTCGGTCATTGTTAATTGTTCGGCTTCCTCGCGATTCACACCAAAATGAGCACGAGCAGCGGTAATATATTCGATAGCATTAAAGCTATCAGTAAATTCGTTTTTACCTTCGTTACGCTGAAGTTTCCTAACTTTAGCCTTACCGATAATGCCGTGGGTCATTAACTCACGAGCTAACACGATGATATCTGTTATTGGCATCTTTCCCAGCTTATAGATAACGCCATTTTTACTGGGTTTCCACTCACCAATAAGCTCATCGCAATCATCATTACAGCAAGCTTGCATCACCATCATTGAAGTTGATAAGACACTGCGCCCATACGTTGGCTTTTTTAATGCTTTAAATAGCCATTCAGGAACCAATCCGTAAGTCTGTATAGCACGAGCAATTAACATTTGAATTTCTGCACCACTTAGCAAAGTAAATGCATCAACAATCTGCTCTGGCGTTCCTATTTTCGTCATTGCATCAAACGATGGTCTAAACAAATAATCTTTATCAGGCGTTGATATTGTGAATTCGCCATATTCCTTTCTTGCTGTCATATTTCCCCCTGAATATTATCAAGGGTACTCGTAAGCACCCTTTGTAATATTAAGCAGCTGTGACAGTGACTACGCACTTAGCAGTTTTTGCACCATCTTCAGATGTGACTGTTACGTTTGCTGTTCCTGCCGCTACACCTGTGACAGTGACAACATTCACCAACTTACTAACTGTTGCAAAGTTGGTCTTATCACTAACAACCGTATAATTCTTATTAGTTGCATCAGTTGGCGTGAAGTTAACTGTAAACGTGCCTGTTTCACCTTCTTTTACGCTTAGCGTTGTCGGCGTAACCGCTACGCTAGTCACTGGAACTTCTTCGACAAGCCATTCAACCGAATCGGCATCAGATACTTTTAACTCACCTGAATAAGTAGCAATTTCTGAAGCTGGGAATTCAGAAGACCAAGATGTAAAAACGCAATAGCCTTGCAGCACAATTACATCTTCGCCAGTGAAGTCCATTTGAACCCAATAAGCCGGCTGGCGACCTTCTTGAACTTCCTTAGGAATTTCCTGAAGCAATAGCAATGGACCGAAGTCATCATCCTTATCACGTTTGCGATATTCACCATCGAATGAGATGGTTAAATCCATGTTGGTGACTACGTTTTCGACCAAGCCTTTGGTGTCATCTGCTTCTGATGTGATGGAGTTTGGCGACAAGTCAAATGACTTAGTGGTCAATGCCCCAATGCGTTTAAATGCTGATTGGTCTGGAACCTGATCGGGGCAACCTTTCGCAATACGAATAATCGCATTACGCCCAATCAGCTTATTGGTTTGTACTGGGCAATCTGCCATGTGTTTACCTCTTTCTATAGAAAATAAAAAAGGTCGCACATTGGCGACCTAGTTTGAGATTTATTTGTTTATGATAAGCAGCGGAATGAGAGTCTGAATATCGTTCGGTTTTCTGTTGTTACAATTCCTGACGGCAATCCTCCCATGTTAAAAACTGAGTTGAGATTACAGTCGCTAGGATTTTCCGTGACATACTTGAGTATTTCATCAGCACGAGTTAATGCGGGGATTGGATCATCTTGTGCTGATACGAGAATAACATCGACATAATCATCGGCACTCAACTCACCCAGTCGACCTGAACCACTGGCAGGACGGATAACAATATATTGCTGAATTTTGGTTTCTGGTCTCTCTTTCCAATCTAAACGCTGAACATTGAAACCATCGGTAAGATTTCCACATTGCAAATAATCGAGAAAGTCGTCAATAATCATCGTCTCATCTCCCGCTTAATTACTTCGTCGATTTCCTGCCTTGCTTCTTCAAATCCTGCCTGTAGGAATTTAGACTTAGCGTTAGGGTCCCAATAATTTCCACTTCCGATATTTCTTGGTTCACCCTTGAGTTTTCCAGATGCTTCGTGAACATAGACAGCATAACTGGCGGAATAACCAACTCGACCAGTTATCATTACCCCATTAACTCTTACATCACGATACTGCGAGTTAATTAGCGTAGATGTATCGATAGGTGTATACCTTGCCGCGTGAGAAGCACCAACAATTAACCCAGCCGTTACAGCCCTTACCGCCCTTCGATTGACGTCATCAACAAAAGCCTGAGTATTGCGTCGACACTCGCTGATGCCGCGAACACGCTTAGCCATATCAGGTCCTTATCTCGTAGTCGAACTCTTCACCGAAAAAGCTCATATCATCTTCTTTGACTGTGATGATAATGTCAGCTCCGGCGACTCTCGGGTCAGATTGAGAAGTGGTGTCGCCTTTGGCAATGTAGAAACCGCGCTCTGGCTTTTGTACATCTACACTGTTGCGTTTTAACTCAGTGTAAAAAACGTTATTGGTAACAAACTCTTTCCCCATATCGTCTTTCACTACTTCATTGCTAGATTTCCACGTGCAGTCGATAAGATATGGAGTGCCATAGGTGATTGTGTCATCCCATTTACCGCCGCCGCGAGTGACAGGGTAAATTGTTGCTAGTGCAGTATATGACCAGTTAGCGGTGGCGCTCATCGACCACCTCCGCACATACATCCACCTTTAGCAATCCACAATCCAGCATGCGCCGTTTGGGTCGGGTCGGATGGAATTAGCCCATTAGCGCATCCGTACTTATCTAAGCCGCGCAGAAGCGATGTAGCCGCTTTCCATCTATCACCAAAGGATTGATAGCGAAATGACCGTGACGCACCGTTAGGGGCTGATTGCGAGCTGATATACTTATCACCCTGACCAAGTGCCATGAGCGCAAGCAAATACATCTGAATCAATAGCGCTGTCGCATCTTGGTAATGCTTATCAAGGCATTCCTGAATACTACCGACCTGCTCAATCAATGCGTCGAGAATAAAATCAGGCAACTCGATTCCCTGCCCCGTCAGGTATTCTTTGGCTTGCTCTTTTGTGATCATGATTACCTCACAAAGCAAAGCCCCCTTTCGAGGGCATAAAAAAAACCGCTTTCGCGGCTATTCTTCTTTGTCTTTCTTCGACTTGGCTTTCGGTGTGGCTGGGACTAATTCAGCAGCCTCAATTGACAACTTCCGCACATTTGGTTTCAGTGCGGGGTGAAGGTTTTCAATATCAACAACCCCACCTTTTTCGACACCATACCAAGGGATAATAACTTCATACTTAGCCATTTTATCTCCTTAGCTCAGTTTCGCGCCATAGACCACACCAGATTTACCTTCACCGTCACGAGTGATTTGCAGACCTGCCGCGCTCATGATTTGGAAGTTGTAGTTGTCCTGTGGCATAAAGCGAGGCTTAGGAACAACACCTGTTGCCATGCCAACTAAAGGAGTCACTACATCTTTGCGGCGCTGATACGCGATGAACTCAGTACCTTTAAGCGCATAAGTCGGGCGAATTTCTTTCACGCCAGCATACGGCAGCAAGGTATCGATAACACGACCATTCACTACGCTATTGCCAGCGCCCGCACCTACCGCAACCACAGTAGGCTTAATCAGATTGCCCCATGCTTCGTAGCTCACCCACATAACATCGTAAGCATCTACTTTGTTATTGTATGCAGTCTGACCGAAAGCGCCATTGAAACCAAAGAACGCTAACAGTGCCGGTAAATCTGCTGTAGTTAAATCGACATCTGCACCTGAAGTGCCTAAATCAATCTTCGCTGTGTTGCGGTGATTCTTCAGACCCTGACCTTTGTATCCATCAACACTGATTTTGTCATCGCCATTCAGAAAATAATCCACTACCTTCTTGTTAAATTGACGCATCTTCGCAGTTTGTGAGTCTAATACTAAGTCGATCCCCACAGTACTTAAGCCTGCCGCATGACGCCAGTTAACACCGTAACCAGCAGTGAATACTGGAATTGGGTCACCATCTGAACCGTACTCAGTGTGGTCATGTGAATATGGTGCCTGACCATCAATGCTGACTGATACATCGTCAGCAATATCACCAACCACATTGTATAACTTGGCGGTTTTACCAATCGGCAACACTGTTTGCAGACCCATTAAATCGTTGACGATTTCCATGCCTGTCTCTTGGTCGCGGAGTTGGATAATGTTACGGTCAATCTCAGCCCAAAAATCACGAGAGAAGCCGCCAACTTGGTTTGCCGCTAACGTTTCACCGTCCATCACGTTCTGATACTGGTTAATCATCAGATTATGCTGCGTGTTGTAAATATTACGTGTCGCCCACAATCCTTCCCACTGACGTTGCAGTCGGCTATTTGTTGCTAAAGTTTCAGCAGTATAAAACATAGTTTTTCCTTTTAATTATGCAGCGGCAACAGTGCCAACACGGAAGCGAACACGAATAAAATCCGCGCCAGACAGAGTTACTTCATCTTGGCTATAGCCAATAACAGAGTCGGTATCAGCAGTTGCCAATGCACCTTGACCATTCACACCTAATTTAATCGGCGAGTCTTTTTTGTAAGTACCAGCAGGAACCAATAAAGCAAGCTCTCGCCCCTCTTCTACATACTCACCGACGGCAGAATCGCCAGCAGGAATCGCATCACGAATCGTCAGCCCTTGGTGGTATGCAGGATTGGTGATGTAGATGCGACCAGCTAATGCTGTAGCTTGTGCAAACTCATCATTTGCATCAATAACCACGAAAGTACCAGGCAGCACATTCGCCTTTGCTGCGCGAGTTTCTGTGATTGATTTGCCGTCAAGATTTACACGGCGGTAACGACTAGTAGCCATTATTGAGCTCCTTTAAAGTATTCCGCAGGGTTTGGTGCACCAACTTGCTCCTGTTGTGCGCCTGAGTTACCAGCTAGGGACGCTGTCTCACCTAGCTGTTTATGCATATCGATCAACGCCTGACCTTGCAGTGAATTGGCAACCACTTCGCCATATTTAGCCGCTACCTCTTTGCGCATTTCTGTTTCTTCAGCGCGTTGGTTAGCGGTTAGTGATTCTTCTAACTTCTGATGGTTAACTTGAAGCGCATCAACCTTTTCATTGATTGGCTTTAATTGCTCAGCAAAATTTGCCGCTAATGCTTGTGTGATATCGCCTACTAAGTCTTTCTTTTCTTCTTGAGTTAAAGGCATGTCGCCCTCCGTGCTATTGTTGATTGCAGGGCTTGCCTGCGGTTTACTGAATACCGATTTAACTTTGTTTGTTACCACTTTGACCCATGACTCTTGGCGCTCTACTTCTTCGCCTTGAATGTCAAATGTGATAACGCCGTTTTCGTTAGTGTAGGAATGTAATTTAGCCGTGCCGTTATCCACCATGATGACCGCGTGTGTATCAGTGAAATCAGATACCCATACATATTCATCACCAGTAGCAAACTGCTTACGAGCTGCCATCGTTAACTTGTGCTCTTTCTCGCGATAGGTTTCGCCAGTAAGCGCACCATTGTTGATTTTCATCTCAGTTGCTTGGTCAGCATTGACCATCATCCCAACGCCTTGAGTTGGTGTTGCTGCGCCAGACTCATGAAGTAAGATTGCGTCATGATCCATGCTGTGGATTTTTGCAATCCAGTTATAGCCTTGTGCTTTCTGCTCTTCGTTGGCTTCAAGTTGCTCCAAGAAAACAGCCACACTAGTATGAATTGGCTCTGAGCTTTCTCCGCTTTCCAGCGCTTCCACTCTTGCCAACACTTCGCGTCCACCTTCAGATTCTTTAGCTTTGTTTACATCAATCCACTTTTCGACATAGATTCGATTGCCGACTTTCGCCACATTACGATTCCATGCCCCTATATGCCCCTGATTGATACCCTCAGCCGACAAAGCTGATACAAACTCACCATTTACTGTCGGATGCCCAAGCGGAGCAAGAGTGCCTTCTAGACCTCTGTAATGAGCATCGATTTCAGTGCTTGGATATAATCCGCCATTCATGATCACGTTTGCTGGCAGTGTGTAGCTTGGGATTATGATGTGCTCACGACCGTTATAAATTTCACGCCTGATTGATGCGCTATTAACCTTGGTCGTGACATTTACTTGAATCGGCATCGTTATTCCTCCGCCCATTGGTAACCACGTTCTTTCATGGCTTCTTTTTCCTCTTTCAGTTTATTGAGTAACGTATCGTTGTAGGGTCTACCTTCTTTGTCGGTAAGAATGGTTACCGTCGAACACTTGCAGTTGATTGAATTGCCATCTCTAGCCCACCAATCACGCTGCTCGTCAGTGGTAAATATCTTCCCGTGACGTGATTCATGATTAAGTCGGGTTGTTGGGCTCAGCGCTGAGATGTGAACTTCTCTCGTTTCCAGCCCAAGCATCTCTCTAGCTTCGTCTGCCTCATCAAGCCTAGCCCTGCGTAAAGCTGTAGTTACTTCAGTTCTTGCTATGCGATTAGCTCGGCGAATTTCGATACCTGATTGCTCATTCAGATTTCTGGCTACCTCACGAGGATTTAGCCCCCTAGCTATGCCATCTGTAAGCACTCGAGCCATATCAGCCTTAATTTGCGCTGATAGACCTTTCATCTCCTCAAACACACGTGCGCGAACCAATGCCATGCGAAGCTGGTATGGCTGACTAAGCAGTATCGTCGCTACACTTTGTTGTGTTGCAGCGTATGCCGTCGATTGCTGAGCTAAGTTCGCATACTGTTGAGCAGTTCCTCGCTCATATGCTGTGCTGACGTACTCATTGAAAAAGAAGTTATTGAATTCACCACCCTGCAATAACACCTCATCGACCATAAGCTCACCGTCTCTCAAGATGATTGAAAGATAGTTAGGGTCCAGATCGAATTGGTATTTTTTATTAACTACGGGCTCGGATGGGATTCTATTGAGTAGCTGTATGTAGCCTTGTGATACTTTTTTAATGCGCTTGGCAAAGGCTTTCATTGCGCCGCGTTCTAACTTATCAACCGCTGTCGGATCGGCTTTCGTTCCTGCTCTTATCGCGGTTCGTATCTTCTGGATTTTCATCGAGTTCACCTAGCGGGTCATCGCTGTCGTTTTCATGCCCTGCCGCCGTCCTGATTTCCTCAACAGTAAATACAGGCTCCCCAGTTGCTAGTGATGTCTGATTAATACGGCTCATTTTCTCAGCGCTATCAAGCTTCTCAGTAGCTGATTGCTCGTTCAGGTCATCCCAAATAACGGTTTTCTCTGGCACAGGCTCTAGCACTTTTATTCGTATTAAGTGGTCAATAAAGTCCTCTATTTCGAATGAAAGCTCACTCTCCCTGCGAGACTGACAGCGTGAATTGAAATATTTCTGGTCTTCGGTGCTAGCTCTTTCACCAGTCTGCATGCCAACGAGTATTTTCGATGGGATATCCATTGCTGCGGCGGCAGTTTGGAGATTTACGTTATATGTAGGTGTTGGATCTGATACCGCAGTAACCAATGGGTTAACATTGGCGCCTTGTGTGATCATAACTGCATCATTGCCTATGTTGATTTCCCTAGCTACATCGTTATAAATCTCCTGCAACTCTGACATTTCAACGCCGTATGCTCTTGCTAAATCATCAAGTTTGGCTTCTTTGTCAAAGTTAACTGATAGCTGTCTGGCGGCATTCTTGAGGAATGACTCACCAGAACCGCCTTCGACTTTTTCAAGGCTAACAAAGGCGTTATATGCCGGCTCAAGGAAACCAATCGCATCAATGGAGTAATCACCAAGAATAAAAACTCGGTCAGGATGAATATTGATATTTCTAGTTCCACCATTCGGTAATGACTCGGTGTATTGCCACATCTTAGGCTGACCGTAATCAGGCGAGTTAATATCATTCACCCACTCAGTAGGCTTTATCGCACTAGCCCATGCAGGAGTAACCTTTCTCAAAAGCTTGGAGGCTTTAACCGGCTCGTGCCATTTGCCATTGTCATTGATGTGAAGGATTATCCCAGAATAGCGACCAACAAGACGACGCTGATCTGCCTCTTTAAACTCCTTCCATATGCGTTTGTTAATTGCTTTTTTGAACGATTTTTCCCAATCTGTTTCATCTTTAGACTTATCTGATTTTTCACCCTCGATAACCTGTGGTGATGTTTTCCAGCACGTGCCACTTAATTTAGTTACCCCGCCGTATGCAATCCCACCACGGCGAAATAGTTTGTATAAATCATCAAAGGTTAAATCTTGTTTGAATCCGTATTCGCACCAAGCAGATGATCGCTTAGCATCAAGCCCCATGGTTGGATTGACCAAAGCCATACGGGCACGAGCTATCGCATCATTCACTAAGTGATTGACGGCTAGTTTCATGTTTTCTTGCATTATCGCCTCAGCAATCTTTTTGGAACCAGTAGACCTGCGTTAGATTTTTGTGTGATATACCCATCAAGCCCATACCTAACAGCATCCCAACAGTGGTTATTAGCATCCAAAATCACAGGCAATACTTCACCAGTGATCCGGTCTGTTTTGTATGAGTAGAGACGGGCTTCTTTTGCTGTTTCTTTACAACGGGGATGAATGATTATCTGCTTAAATCCGCGTAAAAATGTTATTCCATCTTCAACACTACCTTGCCATTTTTTAGCAGCTGAGATATTGAATCCCTGCCGCTTTAAATAGCTAATTGTTTCAGGTCTTGCTGAGTCAGCTTTGATGGACCACTTACGCGCTTCTGGTATCTTGTCATAAAACTCTGGCATGTGGTCAAGTTCAACACCTACGCCATAAGCCTCATATTCGATATACAAACAGTCATTTAGGATGAACTGTCGTAGCAGCGTGTTAGGGTCTTTAGCGAAACCAAAGTCAGCTCCGAAAAGTAACCTATCTGCTTGTTGCCATAAGTCATCAGGGAATGATTGAACAACGTATTTATTTGCCAATACCTGCTTGTCAGAGTTTTCAAGATACGCACCTTCCCAAATCCATGCATAAGTAGCGGTATCTAGTCTAGCTTGGTCATTTAACCGCTCATCTTCCAACACTGACGGGAACCACGGGTTATCATCGTAGTTCATTTCAACCACGACAGCATTGTCAGGTGGATTCTTTCTAAATCGCTTATCTGTCGCGCTACCGTCTCGCTCAGGGTTCCATGTCACCCATACTTCAGAGCCAGCCTCACGAACCGTAGGAGCAAGTTTTGTCCATGCTATTTCTGATACTGATTCAGCCTCGTCAACCCACGCAATTAATATTCTCGCCTTGGATTTGATACTATCTAAGTTATGCCGAAGCCCTGCGAACACATAGCTAACTGAGCGGCATTTGGTGCGAATGTATTTCTCGCCGAGTTCATAGAAATCATTTAGCCAAGGCACAGACCTAATCGCCTGCTTAACCTCTTCCATTGATGATTCTTCTAATGAGTTCATGTATTCACGAGCACAAAGTATTACGCCAGATTGACCATTCATTGCAGCCATATAGCCACGAATAGCCGTCATTAATGCGAATGTTCTTGTCTTTGCAGAGCCTCGCCCGCCGTGTGAGCAGCGATAGCGATAGTTACCTTCAAATGCTGGGATTAATTTAGGCGGTATTTTAATCCTCGCTACCGTCATTGTTACCTCCGGCAACCAGAACTATTTTTGTTGGTGACATTGAGCTATCAGAGGATTTGTGGTCCACCTCCTGCCTCTCGCTGTAGCCATGATTGGCAAGCATTAGCTTGGTTATTGTTGGATTGAATTCTCCAATAAGACCTTTATTTATCAGCCTATTTTCCTGCAAAGTTTTTATTGCTTCTAACGTGCCCGAAAAGTCTTCATTTTCTTTAGCGTATTGTTGCGCTGTTGATCTGCTAATACCTAAATAACAGGCTAGACCAGCCACACTTGGTACAACATCACCAACCGTTTCATACCCGCCCATTAAGTATTCTTTTGCTTTAACTAAACTCTCTGCAAATTTACTTGGGCGACCCATTTTTGTTTTAGTCGCCATAATTTTACCTACCTATTAATCATTACTTGCGCCAATTGCGCCTCATCGTTAGTAGCGTCTCGCCATTCAACCGTAATTTCATCATTCAATTTAAAGCGCAGTCGGTAATACCTGACTTTAACTGCCACTTGTAATATTGATAATCCAGTTAACCTTTGCTTTCTGAATCGGTACTCTCCGGTTAACTCTATTTCTTTCTTGGATAAAGGAATCTGAGCCATTTGAATACCTCAATCAGAATAATTAACTGGTCGTGTTTATATATCATCGGCAATCAGTGATACCTTTGACGATATAAACCTATATAAATCTCTATTAACGCCACTCCATGAATGACGTTTGTAGAATTTTATAAATTGGTTATTCTGCTACTTCATCGTTGAATAACGTTTTCTTTGTTTCCTGCACTCGTTGATAGACGGAATCAACCTTAGTTAATGTATCGACGCTACCGTTATCAAAGTTGCCGTTGTTATTACTCCACAATTGGAAAAATAACTCATACTCAAGTGGGTCATCCTTGATGAGTTTAATTGCCTTTGCGGTTGCTGCGGTGTTATTGCCTGTTAGCTTAAGCAAGCCTAAGCGGATTTTCTCTTTTGCTGTTAGTTCAGTAGTCATAAATTGCCTTTCTTTAGGTAATAAAAAACCCGCACTTGGCGGGTCATTGTGAATTCTTATTGTTTATTTAATATCTAATGGCATATCGCACATCGACTTAGGTATTTCCTTTTCACCATACTCTTCGGCTATTGCCATTATCTCTCTGTATGGTCTAGCGAATGGGCCAACTACAACAGTGATGTTTTGACTATAAGCTTCCTCTGGAGTCAGTTTCATGGTTTCTACAGTCATTATCAGTGCAACTTTCAATGCAGCGCCAGTCCAAGGTAAGTGCTCAAGTTCACTCATTACCATACCCTTATCTTTCAGGCAAGCGATACTAGAAATGCGGAGGCTCGTCATTTCTCACCGTTACTTGTAGTTCGTAGACAAACTTGTCTGGCGCAATATTAAATGGCTCAATAATTCCGTCAACATGAACATCATTACATACTGCTGGCAGCTCTGCTATGTACGTTGATGGAGGCATCCCTTCATCATTTAGTTTTACTTGGGCCCATACACCTTCGCATGGACCATTAACTAATTGAACTTTCATAATAACCTCGTCTAGTTATTCGTCATTGAAACACTGGCAGGTGGTGACGATACCACTTTTCGAGAGCGACTCTAGCCAGTAGTTATACTTTCGCATAAAAAAGACCGCTGAGCGACCTATTCATCTACAAATAATAATTTTGGTCTTGATGCTTTATTTCCTGAAATGGAAAATAGCTCAGTAAGCCTATCCTTTCTTATTGAGAACCACTCACCCTCACTACGAAATATTGCGTATTTAGAATGCAATTCAGCCTCTAGCTTGGAATCACCAGAAACATCTAAAACCAAGGTTAATTTCTCACCACACCCTCTTTCTATTTCTGAAATTCTTTTTAGAAGTCGCTTACTTGTTCCTATTTTTGTCAATCCAGATCTTTCAGAGTAGAGGGCATACACCCTGCTTTCACCGTTATCTTCCCTTTTACCTGCGGATAGCATGTCATGATAAAACCCCTGAGTAACTAGTGTCCTAATCCACATACTAGACTGACACCCTTCTTTCTCTATTTGAATAATGAAATTATCAATAGCTTGCATCACTTCGCAGCAATCAGCCTCACCTCTCATGAACTGTGAATAGAGAAATGATAGCTCCTGAGAAACCTCAGCCATCTTTGTCATAACGTATTACCTTCATTTGAAATGAACCCTCGTTCACATAGAAAATCAGCCCGTCGAAGCTCGCCAGCTATAACTGACTTCCTCGAAGGCTCATATCAAAGTGATTGGATTCGACGTTTTAGAATTTCTCTGTGAATGAGCGGTGAAATGCGTAGAGTTCGCAGCCTAGCGATACTCTGCTAAGCCACTTCTAGTCTGTTCCTAGCAGTCAAGATATGATCACTCTCCTTAATGGATAAACGATTTATCTAACCTTGTCGGGGTTATGCATTAAAAAGCCCCGCTATTGGAGGCTCGTTGCTGTTCAATTTCCCGTATTGCTTCCTTTACTTTTTCACGCAAACAGCGACACTATTAATTGCTTTCGCCGTTGTGAAATTGCTTTCAATGGCCTTTTTAGCCACCTTACAAGAAGCTTCACTTTCAAATTCTTGTGAATTAATTGAAGCGAAGTCTGTTTCCGCAAAAGGAGCCGCGTACATTGCAAAAATTAATACCCACATATAAACCTCTCACCTTTTGCATTCCGTATTAATGTAATTCTGCAAATACAAAGTTTGCTTTTCGTTCTCAGCCATCATTTCTCTGAGACGCCAATAACCTTGTTCAGCTGCTCCACTAAGTCGTGCGGAACCTTCATTGCTTCGGCTTTCGGATGCATTCGCTTCGGGCTTTGGACATTTGGCGTTGACGTACACGCGCTTAGTGCCATTGCTAACATCAATACGCAACTGGTCAATTTCAGCTTTTGCATTTGTGAGTTCCGTTGTGTGTTTGGTGTCGATTTCGTGAAGGGAGTTAATGCGCTTTTCGTAGTCTGCGGTGATAGCCACTTGCTCGCTGAATTTATCCTTCAATGTAGAGTAATCACCTTTTAGTTCACCATAACTACCCATTACCCACCAAAGCCAGAAAGCTAGAATAGCGCAAGCACCAGTCAAGACTTTAGTTAGCGTTGTCATGCTGGAATCTCAACATGAGGCGCATCAATGAACTTAGTTTCGATTGGTAGTGATGGGTCATTCTTCCAATTGATACCGAAGCGTAATTTAACGCCTAACTCATCAGCAGCTTGCTTAACTGCCTTCAATAGCGGCTTAAACTCATCAACCTGCCATTTAGTATTCACTGGGATGATATCTACTGCATGACCTGTTAAGTGGCGACTGTGCATAGTTTGTGATTTCTTTTCTGCAACCAGTTGCTTTTGTCGCTCTTGAGTTCGCAGACCTTCAATGACAATGAAATCGACCGGTGTTATTTCCAGCGTGCGACGAATAACTTTCACCAAGCCAGGGTTAACTCCCTTGAGATTGTTTTCGCTTCGCTGACTGAATTTGAAATTACTCATCACCTAGTTTCCTTTTAAATTTACGCTCAATTGTTTTTACGAACTCCGCACCAGACCAGCCAGCAATGCCAGCTATACCACCTGCATATTCAGGAGCCCATTGAAAATATGACGCAGCAAGAAAAACGAATGAGCCAGCAAATACAGATACCAGAGCCTGAGCAATGAACATCCAGAGGCTAAACTTTTCACCATTGATGATTTTGTATGCATAACTGGCAATAGAGCCTAATAGCGTCATGATTACGATTAATAACTCTCTCGCCCAGCTATAACTGAAGGGGTCTTTATAAGGCATTTTCTTCATACCTCCCCCTTAGCTTGGGGCTGATTAAAGTTAATAGATAGCCGCGCACAGCTCTTGTGTTAATTGATAACGAGGGTGATTGATTCTGTCGCGGCGTATACGAAAAAAGGCCGCACTAGGCGACCTCTTGAAATATTGTTCTGTTCATATTCAGGAAGTGCGATATTTTGAACTACTGCATATTTTGCAGCAGTTGGAATTAATGCCCGTTTCGTGGGCTAACGGCATGGAGCGCTACTCATGCACCAGTCGGGATTTACTAAGGCGATATGCCCGTTGTTACCACGTTCTGTTTATTCCCTCGAATTCGGGGGAGTTAAAGCTTGAAATACCCATTACCAAAAAGCAGGGCAGCATTGAATTTTCGGCTTCGCTCCGCCTGCTCTTCTTCTGACAACTTGTCACGCTCAGTATAAGGCGGCGCTTTGGCTGCGTCTGCTCTGGTTGGATATTTAGAATCCATCGAATTCATCATACATATAAACCTCTATAACGAGGAAAGCCCCACCGAAGTGAGGCTCTAGAATCTAGTTAAGCCAACCTAAGAACAGTTAAGGCAGCTTACCTGATAAGTATTGTCCATTTGGTCATTGCTGTCAATAGCAAAGTTCAGTTATTTTCCTAACTTTAGCTACACGTTTACGACTGTTCATTGCATTTCGTAGAGGTTCATACAATAACCATTGGCAAGCTTTCAGTTTTTCATCAACTTCTCTTCGGCATGTTCGCAATGATGGAATCTTTACTTTTCCTCCTGACCTTGTGTTCATTTTGCGAGGATTTGCAATCGAGTGATAGTAAGATGCTATCGAAAGCTTGGAAGCGCCATGAGCGTAATAGCTGAGTAATATTTTATAAGCCTGTTCGTCTGTGGCGATGATTGAATCTACGACCTGAGAAATCAACATTCCGTCATCGTCACTACACATAGGTCTTGATGGTGTACTGTTTGGCTCGACTGTTCGCATGAATTTGTAAATCATGTTTATCATGCGTACATTCAATCGCCCTGAGTGAACCCAAGCTCCCCACAATTCAAGCCATCCGTTAAGCCAGTCGAATTGTTCCTTTGTTAGTTCTTTCTCTCCTACGTAGCTCATTTAGCCTCCTGAGATTCTTTGCATTTCCATCTATCGCCACCTCTGTGCCTGACCATCAATCTACCGTTGATAACAATGTGGCTTTCAGCGCTAGCATCACGAACATACTTCCTAATAGTCCCTCTATTTGCACCTATTAACCGCCCTACTTCAGTCATATTCCCGTAATGCTTAATCAGCAGTTCAGGGATGGTCGTGATTTCAGTCTGCATCTTTCAGCTCCTTCAGTTTCTTCCTAAAGACCTCTTTGATGGTTTTGCATTCATCAATAGTCCACTTGTGTCGCTCATGGTCACACTCGATAGACTCAACAGCTTGATGCCCTATTCGATTAATAAGCTCAACGCGATACGGGACTAAGTTCCCCGACTTGTGTTGATTACAAACAACACATTGCCGATGGATATTGCGCTCATCGAATCTCAGTTGTGGAGCCGCAGCGGTAGTCCGATAATGACCAGCATCCCACTGAGCAGATTGAAACGTTCCGCATGATATGCATGGCAAATCACGGTCTCTTTCTCTGATATATGCGTTGACGGCTTGTTGTGCTTGTTTGATCCAGTAACTGCGGGGTTTTACTGCTAACTTGAGGGCTTTGAGTTTATCGCGGGCTTTTACTTCTTTTTCTCGTTGCTGTTTTTCAAATGCTTTTTGCTTCTTCTCCCTGTCTGTTCTGTAAATCCGTATTGCTAACTCTTCCTTGTGTTCTTGACTGCACCATTTTTCAAAATCCTTTTCTGGAAAAAACCACTCATTGCATATCTTGCATTTACGCCGTCGAAGCTTAGCCATACATAAACCCCATCGCTAAAGTAACAATCGAAAAGAATAGAATTACGTGTCTGGTTCTAATCACACTCTCACCCCATTCAGCAATGTATCTAACTTTCTTAACGATGGATTACCCATGCCATTTACATTAGCTCTATCAACAATCACCATTCCTGTGCCTAGTGGCTCATTGCCTCTTACACAGTGACTTTGCTTAAATATCTCAGTGAAGTTATTTTCGATGATCTGAATTGCGTTGCGTGATACTTGATATTTAACGGTTCCGCCGATTTTACCGACCACCGTTATTGCTCCAAACTTATGCATTAACCCGAGAATGAAACTCACATATGAGCGAGACATGCTGGTTAAACTTGTCGCTTTCTTTGCTGTGAAATATTCGAGTCCACATACAGCGTTAATAACATCGATTGCTCTTTCTCCTTGCTGCGTCATGATTTCTCCTTGTTTAAATCGTGGCGGTTAATGTGCTCTCTGCGCATGTTTTGCAGTGAAATTACCAATGCATGAGCTTCGTCTAGCTTCTTGTCGATTTCTTTTAGTTTTTCTTTAGGCGTCATTTTCATTCTCCACCTCATCAACTAGTCGATTCATATACCAACGGGCTTTTTTCAAATCTTCGACCGGGTTAATTTTCTTCTCATATCGCCAGACGTATTTTTGTATATTCCCTTTGAGATACCCCAAGAATGCTTCGCGGGTCATGCTAGCTTTGATAGCTTCTATGCATTCAATGCCGCCTGATGCATAGTGAGCTGGGTTATTTACGTTATCTGTCATCTTATTTTCTTCACCTTTACCAAATAAATCAGCAAATCCGCCCATGCGCTGAAAAGTGTCATTACATTTCTTACAAGCTATTTCATGCTTAGGTCCAATGTAACTACACCCGCACCATTTGCATTCAGTGTGGATATATTTTCCTTCTGGGTAATCCCTTTCTGATTTTGCAAAACTCACTTTCTCACCCTCCGCTTCTTGGCTGCTCTGCTTATCTTTGCGTGACCTGTGATGCGCTTAGTTGATGTTTGGTAGCTACGTTGATGCTTGAAGTTGTTAGCCCACTGCGTGTTATGTATTGACAGTGACGCAAGAAAACGCGCCATTTTTGATATGATATTCATATCTCTTGCTGCTCCTTGTCGATTGCTTGCTGACATACCATTTCAGCTCTATCACCTGCGATAATCTCTCTTGCCTTTGCATATAACTTCTTTCTTTTTGGCAGTAACGATGTGTCATACCAAACACTTGCAGAAAACACCCTGCTGCCAATCAATGCTATTTTCTGAATTTCCGTCATACCTCTTACTCCTTGAGTTATTCCCTGTGACCGTAGTAGTTGTATTCATAACGAGTTGTGCGCAGCTTTACGCCACTCTCTACCGCCCAAGCTGTCGAGTATTCAATTAAGCTACTCATGCGCTTCTTACCCATCTGAGAGGTGCTCTCACGTATGTTTAATAGCTCACCTTCGATACCCTGAATTAATGGCGACTCTTTCGC